TTCGTCAAATTTCTCATCAGGAGTTACCGATGGCTAAGAAGTATCCTAGCACTAGCAGGTCTTGCGCTTCTTTACGCGATGATCTCACATCCCACCTTTATAGCCAACTTAGCGCTGGCTTCGGGGTAGATGAGAGACATGGCGACCCAAGATCCCCTCTTTTCTCCAAAGAAGGGTATTTAGTAGCATCACTCTTTTCGAAATTACCGACGGGGTCGAACCCTGCGGCAAGTCGGAAGGAGGCTGCTCTTAATACCTTCCTCGCATCTGATGCGCGGAACGCTCGATCAAACGAGCGGCTTCTCTGGTGCGAAGGCTACATCCACGGTACACCGATCGAGCGTATCCTCGGTCGTGCACGGTCTATCTGTGCATCGATTCTCGGATACGAAACGGTCGAAGTGTATCGTGAACTAGCTTTATGGGGATCATTCTCTGGTGGAGCCTCTACCTCTAAGAGGAGAGGCTCCTCGACGGCTTATTTTAAGTTCAGAGAACAAGGCGATATAACAGAACGGGCTATGCCCTACCTCGAGGAATATGTCAGGGATACTCGCTATAGCGAGATCGTTGACGCTCGGGGGACACTCGCAAGAGTGGTTCCTGGGAATATCTTTTTCACTGTACCTAAAAACGCAGAGACCGATCGGGGTGCTTGTAAAGAACCTGATTGGAACATGTTTTTCCAGAAGGGAATCGGTGATTACATCCGTGCGCGCCTTAAGCGTGTTGGATGCAATCTTGATGATCAGACGCAAAATCAGCGTCTTGCGCATCTCGGTTCCATTGATGGATCCCTGGCAACTATTGACCTGTCGGCTGCAAGTGACTCGAACTCGATTAGTCTGGTGGAACGTATCGTTCCAGCAGGCCTATATCGTGTTCTCGATGATTTGCGATCGCCATGTACTAAGTTGCCTGATGGGAGTCTCTATGAGACGAACATGTTTTCCTCGATGGGGAACGGGTTCACGTTTGAGTTGGAAACATTACTGTTCCTAAGCTTAGCACGTGCAATCACTTCCCTATTTCGTATCCCTGGCAAAGTCAACGTTTACGGCGATGATATTATCGTACCAACCGGAGCAGTTCCTATGTTTCTGGATCTGCTCGGTTACTGCGGTCACCGCCCGAACGTTACAAAGACTTTCTACACAGGATTCTTCCGAGAATCTTGCGGAAAGCATTATTTCCATGGAAACGATGTGACCCCTATCTATGTCCGCCGCCCGCTAATAAGCAAGCAGGAGACATTGATCAAGCGCCGCAACCGAAAAGGGAAGGTGTATGAGG